TCAACGTCAATGGTAATAAACATTTTAACTTTCATTAGCCATTACCTCTTCAATCAACTTGTCCAGATACCACTGTGCTTTATTCACGTCTTCTAGCGGCTTGTCTTTGTAGTCAAAACGCCAGAGGTATTTCATAATGTTACCCTGCAGATAATACTTAAACCCATCACCAGTAGCAGCAGAGATAGCATGAATACACTCAATGCCTGTCTGGTTGTAGTGTGGTGGACTGTTGACCATATCTACATTACCGTAGGCTTTCTTCCCGGCCTTTTCTAGTTCTTCCGTCATCTTAACTTTCATATATGTTTCATGCCTACTCATGCTGACCCCTTTGTTCTACTGTTAAAGTTAAGGTGTACTACGTTACCATCGTAAGTCTTTTCCACACCCGCTTGTTCCTCTAGTTCTACATCAATATCCATCTCGTTGTCAATAACTTTTGTGACATACTCGTGGACAATATTGCGTAGTTCCTCTACCTCTTCCATCACAGGCACAGCAGCACACATCATCTTAGCAAAGTGCATTATCTGATAATAGTCATCATCGTCTAAGGGGTTATCCGGCATAGCCATTATAGATATGTCAACTTCGCCCGACCACTTACCATCGTTATCTGCGAATGGCCTGACACGTATGAGTAAGTCTTCGTTCTGTACTTCTTTAGCTAGTTTGTCCATCATGTCCATACTCTATCTCCTTTTCACTTTTGTGCCGCCAAACTTAATAAACTTTGGATGCTTGTTCTTGCCCTTCTCCTTCAACCAATCTTCAGGAATAATCCTGTCGTAGTATCTGAAGCCGTACTTGATACACCATTCACCGTAGGTAGACTTAGCACCCTTACGTAGTTTGCGTCTGCTGCTTTCAAACACAAAGCGTATATCCAACTTGGGATGCTGCTTTTTAATAGCCAAATGCTTGCGTCTATCTGCTGCGGTGAACATACCTTTTGTTTCAATTATGATGCCGTTGGACAGCACGAAGTCTGGTGTGTAGGTTCTGTATGCAAGGTCTTCCCACTCAATCTTAACTTGTTCATATAAGAACTCTACGTTAAGTTCAGTTAGGTAGTCAGATACCTTGAGTTCCAGACCGCTACGATAGCCATACTTTCGTGCTGCCCTGAATTGTTTTGCGTTAGGCAATTACATCACCAATGTAATTTATCATAGGTGGGTTCTTTGCCTGTGACTTTACAGCAGGGCGTTCAGTAAGATTATCCCAACAATCAAAACGATAATTGCAGAATTTGCATCCATCATTAAGGACTTTATTACCTGTGGGCTTGCCACGAAAAGTCTCAGGCACTGGTTCAAAACATCTTTCAAACTTGTTCTCCTTTACTTTATCTACGGTATCTTTAATCTTGGACACTTCAGTATCCACATCAAGCCCTGTAGCTGGTACATACTTGAACTGACCATTGGCTTTGTTCACCACCCACCAGCCACCTGCCTTCTTGTCTGCGGCTTTAGCATAACCAGCTAACTGAGCCACATACCCGAAGCCATCACCGCTGGCAAGAGTGTCATAGGATTCAAACTTGTTTCTATATGACCAGTCTGAAGCTGATTTAATATCATCAACTGCACCATCAATGATGAGGTCATAAGAACCAGAAACGCTATCGTCACCAAGGTCAAGAGAAACTTTATCCGTGTCTTCATACTTAACTCCTGCTTCTTTAAGGATGCCTTTGAACACTGCTTCAACAATGTCACCAATCATCATGTTCATTACAAATGTTGTCGGAAAGGGTAACGCTACCTCTGGCTTGTTCTTATCATACCAGAGTTGGCAAGTTGGCCTACCTACGTTTGACATACGTAGACCGAACTTGTCACGCTTGTTACCCCCACCGAACTGACGTGCTGCAGCAGCCATCACATCAAGACCAATCTGTGTGATTGTCCGTTGTGACATACTTGATTTGCCTGTTACAGCGTTCTCAAGATACTGATGCAGTGCCAGTTCAGCAGGATGGTTCATTACGCTACCTCTTCTTCAAACTCAACATCAACCACACCGTCAATGTCTACTTCATCCAAGTCCATATCATTTTTGCTTGACGCTTTCTCTGCGTAAGCATTGATGATATACTCGTTGTAGTTCTGCACCCAAGCCATGAAGTCAGCAAACTTCTCTTGGTCATCCTGTGTGAGTTCCACTGTGTTAGTGATGTCCAAGGATGTGTTAGGCAAGTAGAAGCTATTACCGTTAGGCAGCTTACGCTCTTCAGTATTCAACGTAACACTGTGCTGCACAGGTAGACGCTTCATCTTGGCAAGCTGTGTGAACACACCGCCGATAGTCTTGAAGGCATCACGGTTCTCTACTTCCCAGATGAATGGTGTAGACGCTAACTCAACTTCATTACCATCTGCATCCTTTGGATTAACCAACTCAACTGTACCAAGCACTACACGTACACGCTTGATAGAACGGATGAGTTCTTTAGTAGCATCTGGCAGAGACTTAAAGTCTTCAATCCAACCAGAAGGCTTACCACAGTTAAAGCCACCATCGTTATCTTTCAAGTCCATGTTAAGCGTATCAGCCATAACAGTCTTGACGTAACGATTAGGTGTACCGCCACTACCCATGATGAACTTCTTATACATGAAGCGTTGCATGAATGGACGCATTACTGCTGACTCCGCATAATACGTAGGGCCATCAGGAATCTCTAGTTTGTATGTACCACCCTTAACCTTGATGGTATCAGAGCCAAGGATAGGTGAGTGGTTGATGCGCAGACGGGCAAGGAACATCCCCTGTTTCTTCTGTGCAGGTGCCTCATTAGCAAGACCCATAGCCTTTGCCATTTCAGCGTAGTTGTTAGTATCAATCGTTGTAATATCGTTCATGTTTATTAACTCCTTTTCAGTTGTAAGATGCATAGTTATATCAGGTTACGTCCTTGGTGTCAAGCCAATTCGGGCCTATTTTTGCCTCTAATAATAAAGGCACATTGAACTCAACACCCCAGCGTTGGGTGATGAGATAAGGTAGCGCATCATTAGTCTGTTGTATGACGTGGATTACCTGTGCTTCTTCATCAGGATGTACGTCAATAACAATACTGTCATGCACTGAGTTCACTATACACGATTGCATACCCTTGAGCAAGTCATCAATGTGCAGCAATGCGATAGGCACAATGTCTGCCGTAGCAAATGATTGCACAGGGTAGTTCTTAATCTGTGTAAAGTGTGAGACACGTCCAGTGTGCTTACGTACCACATCAGGGAACGCAAACTCACGACCACTGGGCGTGGTAATCTTTCTTGTGTTCACAGCCTCTTTAGCCAGTCGGGAATGCCAAGCGGCGACCCCTTGGTATTTGTCTGTAAAGTGGGTGTAGTACTCTGCTTCCGCTTTGGTTCTACCGTAACCCGTTGCGCCATATAACGGTGCAAAGGTGTGCGCTTTCGCATCCTGTCTATTCGTAGGCTGACCAGCATCGGTAATAACTTTAGCGGTGTATGAGTGTACATCAAATCCAGTAGATACTTCTTCAATAGCAACCTCATCTTGTGATAGGTAGGCTGCAGCACGGAACTCCAACTGTGCGAAGTCAGCTTCCATTACCTTGCCACCAGCAAATCGTGACACAAATACTTTCTTCACAGGGAATGTGCCGCCACGTGGCATATTCTGCATATTCGGGTCAGCACCAGAGAAGCGACCAGTAGCTGTACGATGCTGTAACAAACGCACGTGCAGCTTGCCATCCTGCTTCGTGAATGTGCTGATACCCTCAACAAAGGACGATAGGTATGTGTCTACTGCACTGAGCCTACGCACTTTGTATAGGAAGTCTACAGCGTCAGTCATGCCACGCTGCTTGGCAGCAGACTCTAGCAACTCTAGGTTCTGCTTGCTGGTACTGAAGCCATTGGCACTTGCCCACTTTGGTGAAGGGGGTTTGAACTTGAGACCAGCCATCTCACTGGTAGGTGACAGAGTAAAACCAGCAGTATCACAAGTACTGCACCGATTAGGTTTCGCAAAAGGTTCGCCATTTTTCTTTACCTTTCTAGTGTAACCTGTACCATTACAGGTGTGGCACTGTTGTGCTACAGTCTTGTGTAGCTTTTCTGTACCGCCAGCAATCAGGCTGCGGAAGTCTGCATCATCCATGTATGGGTCAATAGCGTTGCCCCAATACTGCTTGTCAGCAACCTTACGGCTGTAGATAACCCAAGACAATTGCTCTGGACTATTAAGATTGATAGGTGTGTCACCCATCAGCTTGCGTACATGAGCCTGTAGGTCATCGGTCAGTTGCCGCTTCTCATTCTCAAACTCCTCACGCACCTCATCCAACTTGGACAAGTCTACAGCAAAGCCACGCTGGTAGATACGTGACAGGCACACAGCTACCTGATTGGTCAGGTCTACTGTACTACGTAAGCCACTATCTGCTGGTGTATTCAAACGATACATCAGCTTGTCAGCAAGCTGCTGCGTAGCATGAAGGTCAGCAGACAGATACTCACACAACTCATTGTATGGTATGTCACGAGTGCTGTAGCCTTGCTTGAAGTATTCCTTCAATGTATCCTGCTTCTTGGTGTTCAGTTCGTAACGCTCTGCACAAGCCTCAAGTGACAACGGCTCTTTGATACCACGCTGTAGCACATACTCTGCAAGCATCGTGTCAAACACAGGCCCGTCGTATGTAAAGCCTGACTCCCATAGCCACAGCAAGTCATGCGCTGCGTTGTGGCAGATGAGTATAGTGGCCTCGTCAAGATACCATTGCACACGCTCGTAGTAGTCCTTCTGGTTTGGCACATCAGCGTGGTCAAACGGGAAGTGCTGCTCCATACCTTGGTCAGTCAGTACACCTACCATAGTCAATGAGTTGTCAGGCTCAAAGGGGTCAAGGTGCATCTTACCATCACGCTTGGTGACAGTGTTCTCTACATCAAGTGTTAGTTTCATCGGGGTCTCCTTGTAAATACTGTATTGCTCTCTTCAATGTGTCTATGCTGTCGTTAAAGCCACCCAATGACCTGTTGCATTTATGACACAGCCACCCACGAAACTTATGTGTTGTGTGGCAGTGGTCTAACACCCACGCAGTTCTGTTTTGCAAATCTCCTACCTCTTCAGCAGTACCAAGGCAGATAGGGCATACGTAAGTGTCTTCATCAGGCATACCATGTTGCTTGCGAATGGCTTCTCTTACTTTAGACATACTCCTCATACACTGTTTACACTCAGGACGCAAGTACGTTTGTCCATGACAGAAGGAAAACGCGGTCAGTGGTAGATGCTTCTTGCACTTGCTGCACTTCTTTGTGTCAGCCTTGGTGTCAAAGAATACATCTTCACCAAACAATTCTTGCTGGTTCATCCTTCGTACCTCGCAGTCTGGTAGTTAAGTTCTACGTTCACCATACCGTGCCAGCCATTCAGCTTGTTCTTCACGATGTTGATGTGACGTAGTGGGCTATCTTCCTCTTGGCCTTCCACGCTAGGTGACTTGCCAATCAGTATCATCAAGTCAGCTTCAGCAGCCTTACCTGTACGTGAGCCTTCCATCATAGACTGATGAAGCTGTGACCTACCCTCTGCCTCTGCAGATAACTGTGACATATAGAATACAGCACAGTCGTATGTCTTGGCAATCTGCCGTGCATAGATAGCACAAGCCTTGAGTGCCTCATCAGGTCTGGCATAGTTACCTGCCACACCGAACTTGTCACCCATGTCAAGCACAAGGATGTCAGGGTTGTTAGCCTTGCAGACTGATTCAACCCACGCCATGTCACGACCACCTGCATCTTTAATCCTGATGTTATTCATCACAGGTTCATACAGTGCCTTGGCCTTGCCCATGTTGTCACGTACTTCACGAGCAGTCATACCTGCTGCAGCAGTCAAGTATCTAGCACCGACACGGTGGGTAGGTTCCTCGTTACACAGGATGATGCACTTGGCACCCTGATGTGCAAAGCCACCCGGTGCAGCAATCAAGCTGGCGTGGAATGATGTCTTGCCAGTGTTAGGCCGTGCGCCTACCTCAATCAACTGCCCACCTGACACGCCCTCTACCTTACGTGTTACGCTTGGTATATTGAAAGACCACTTGGCTTCCAGTTCAGCTTTAGCCATGAGTGTTTCAATAGAGATGTCATCCCACTCAATGTTGAGGTTGGGAATGAAGTCATCACCATAACGCTCAAGCAAGTTGCGTAGCTTCTCAAGTGTGGCACTGTCACCATTCACCATGTCGAAGCCTATGTTAGCAACATCTTCGCCAACAACCTGCTGGAATAGTTTGGACAGCACCTCTTGTGCTATGTCACTACCCATTGGCTGCTCACGCTTGATAGAAGAGAACATAGAGACATAGCCCTGCTTCTGTGCTGTAGTCAGCGTAGGATTGTTAGCCATGAACAATGCCTCAACCTCATCGGGTGTGACAGTACGCTCATACCTATCCATAGCTGTGTCGATAGCCTCTTTAATCTTACGTGCATCCTTGCTGAACAAACGTGGTGGGCATTTGCTACCACGATGGTCATCATAGAATGACTTATCCAT